TCCTTCATTTTTATCATAAGAGCATAATGCTCCCTTGCCAACTCGTCATATACCTTATCAAGATAAGTAGAAGTAATGTAATCGGTATTCATATAGAATATTATCCTAAATTAATTACCCTAAATTTACGATTTGCCACCAGTAATGGCAGTATTCTCTGCGTCCTTTCTGTCCCTAATAACAAGTGTTATAGTCATTTGTGGGTCTAAAATGTTAATCTGTGATTTATCTGTGCCGACAAATGATAAGCGTAAAGAGTTGTATGTTCCAGGAAGCAACTTGTTCCATGCAAACTGCGGAGGAACTTCTTGTATTAATTCGCCAAAACCAACTTGTGGAGAAATTACTCCTAAAATACTGGAAGGATTTGCGTAATTGTTTTCAATGTTAGAAAGTGTTAAAAAGACAACTGGGTTGGGTTGAACTTGTGGCGAATTTTGCGATATAACAGAGTAGTTAGTAGTAGTGCTTGTAGGAGGGTATGCCCCTGGATTAAATCCTAATATCTTATAAAAATTATTTTGAGTAGCAGGAGGTATCCAAATGGTAGGACACTTAGCAGTCCCTACCGAAAATCCAGCAAAGGCGGCAGTGCCATATACGGAACTGGCAACAGGAGCAGTCCAACCAGCGGGCAAAGAAGTTGGAACTGGATACATATTAATTTGTATAGCATAAAGTGCTGGATTTACAATTGCTTCCCAATAATAAACGTTCTCTCCATTTGCATTAATTAAGTAGTATCCATATTTAATACTAAACCATTGAAGGTATTGATTAAGAGTAGCAACCTCGTAAAGACCGTCTGGAATAGTTACTAAAATTGCTCCGCTTGTTTGAAATGCTGGGGACACAGCAGCATATGGTGTAGTAACCCAATACACATAAAAATAGTTATTGTTAAGTGGCGAACCATTAATGTTTTCCCACGAGTAATACATATAAAGCGACTGGATTGCTATTTCGTGGTTTGGAAATGATACGGAGTTTGGAAAGTTATAAACTAATTTGTTATTTCCACCGTCTCTAATTACATTTGCCTCATTGAGAACAATAGTAGCGACCATTTATATATATATAGAATAGATAATTTACGGTGTTTTATCCGTCATTAATGCCTGATTAAGTGTTCGCTGGTAAGCACCATATATTTCGCTTGCTGGTTTAGGGGTAATACAGCAATTACCTTTCACTCCTAAAAAGAACGGAACTTGATTACCGCCTGCCCTAAATGGCGGTTGTTGCGATTTCATTTGCGGAATATTCCAAGACCTATATGGGTGTGATACTTTCCAAGAATAAGTGCCTCCAACGCATGTTTGAGGTTCTAACTCTACGCTGTAATCCATTATATTATTCCTATAAAAAAATATTGTAATAAAATATATGCGAGGACGAGCAATCACTGGCGACCAAGTTAAACAATTTGTTAAAGGTTCTTACGAAGATAAGAAAGGCACTACTAAAAATATTGACGGTTATGAATTAGACGAGAGTTTATCGTCTCGTAAAGCAAAAGTTTATCACAATCCTCAAACAGGTAAAACAGTCGTAGCAAACCGAGGCACAAAAGGGACTGTTGCAGACTGGACCAATAATCTTGCGTATCTTACAGGAACTTATAAATATACTGACCGCTACAAGCACGCTAAACAAACTCAAAAAGAAGCAAACAAAAAGTATGGTGCAGAAAACGTTACAAATGTAGGTCATAGTCAATCAGGGGCAACTATTCGGCACTTAAATGACGCAGGACTTGTAAATAAAGCAATAGTAGTTAATCCTGCTTCTAAACATGAAAAGGTCCGTAAAAATGAAGAAGTTATACGGTCAAGTAGGGATTTAGTATCAATGCTTACACCTGATAGTAAAAGAACTCATACCATTAGGGCAAGCACATATAACCCACTTACAGAACACAGTGGCGAAATTATCAGGGGAAAACATGCAAACCGCTCGTATGGCGGACGCTTAAATATGGTTGGCACTAACTCTAATACTTATACCCCTCGCCACATTTAAATCAATACTATAACTTCTGCAATCCAATAACAATTATTACTTTTATTATTTATAACCACTATTACCCCCCTTTTTTATAAAAAGGTCTATTTCTATTCTTATAAAATAAATTTTTATAATTTTAAAAATTATTTTTTTATATAAAACCTTTTGTTAAAAACCCTATTATTACTTCTCTTACCATTTAAAGTAATAAAACTACTTATTATATAATAACCTTATCATATTAGTAAGATTAAATAATTATTTCAAGTAATAAAAAAAAAGAATATAAAGTAATAAAGTAATAATATATAACAATGGAATACAAATGTGAATGTTGTAATTACACAACTAATCTTAAAACCAATCTTACAAAACACCTTAATACTCCTAAACACATAAAAACAATAAATGGTATTGTAGATAAAAAAAAAGATAATATTACGTCATTTAATATTAAGTTGCTTATAAAAATAGCAGAATTAGAAAAAGAAAATAAATTATTAAAAGACACTAATAAAGGATTACTTTACATAAATAATGAAATAGAACTCCAATATAAAAAAGACATACAACACATGAACCAAAGATATGAAAGTTGTAGATATGTTACTGAAAGTCGTTTTCCAGAAAATCACATTATTATAGGTAAAACTCTTTATGAAATTAATAAATTAATAGACAAATGTTATACAAATACAGAGATTATAGTTGGTACTGATAATAATTATAAAAGAGATAAATCATTATTTTAAATACGTGCTTTTAGTTGCAAAATCTGTATTGCTTGTAAAGCATTTATTTCTTCCAATTCTCTTATCTGTTTGGTGTATTTTCTATTTAACATATTAATTTCTCCCATTAATTTTTGATTTAAAATTGCTGGATTTTCTTTTTTTTCGTTGTTTGGAACTTCCAAATGTTTTTTAATATGTTTGGAAGACAATAAATGACGGTTATAGTTCAACTTTCGCTCTGTTTCGTATTCACAACATTTACAGATATAAGACATTTTATGTTTTATATCTTAAAAATTTTTATATCAATTTTATTTAATGTCCTAAATGAAGTAGTTCTTCTAATATCTCATTGCCTTCCCTGCGAGGAATGCGACCTTGCCTCATTAATTTAATAAGTAGTCCTTTAAACTCACGAGCAAGAGGTGTACTGTCATTGCCTGCAATAATTTCTCCTTTTAGTATATGAAAGCGATTAATGTCTTTGTCTTCGTCCTCTTTTTGTGGGTTTGGCACACCAGTGCCTTCTACACGACTATGCTTTATGACATTGTGAAGGTGTGCCTTTTCGTCTTTGCTAAATCGTTCAAATAAGTCAAGTGGTGGAGCATGTCCGCCTGCTATGTAATGAAGAGCGTCCGCATAATGAGACGATACGGATTGGGTAGGTATTTGTTTAACTGCTGCACCAGAGGGCGACTTAATCATAAGAATACCTTCACCTAATTTGTGGTGATTGACTAAATACCGACCCAATTGTTTATAAGAGGGAGGTTTCTTATACCCTTCGCTCCTATCCACTGCTGAGCGTTTCCTCCCAAGACCAGTTCCTCGCATTCCTCTTCCAACAGGCGGACCTGCCGCACGAAGTTTTTCTTGTTCTACAAATGCCAATAATGCTTTAAATTCTTTAAAACTCATATCACCAGCGTCTCCTGTTGCGGTTGCCGCTGCTTGTATTTCTGGGTCTCCAATAGCGTCCCAACCTGGTTGTCCTGTTCTTGCTTGTCTGGCACACCAATTTGATATATTGTTTATTTTTTCTGCAAGTGTTGCACCAGTAGCATGGTCTCTTATTTGTTTGCGAATTACAGTTTGTTGTGCTGGCGGAAGTGCGGCAAACATTGCTCCACCTTCTCTTTCTGCTCCTCTTACTGGTCCTCTTGCTGGTGGTGCTTCTTCAAAAGCACCTTCTTCTAATCCTGGAAATGCTCTTGCAAATGGGTCTCTTTCTGCTACTTCTGCTTCTGCTGCTGCCTTTGCTTCTAATGATAATTTTACTGCTGCTCTTGATTTTGCTCTTTGTTCTTCTTTGGTTGCCTTTACACCTGCTAATCGTCTGCCAAGTGCTTCTGCTTCTTCTCGTCGTAATTCAGGAGCACGAGCAACACCTAATTCTTGTGCTAAGCGTATTTGTTCTCTTGCTGGTAATGCTTCTGCTTCTACACGTTCTGCTTCTCGTGCAATTTGATTGGCAAGTTTCTCTTCTTCGTCCATTTGTGATTTTATTTGTGCAACTTGCCGTTTTGCTTGTTTAAGCAACTGTTTATCGTCTGGACTTATAGTCATTATATCTAATAGGTCTCGTCCTGTTTCTAAATACTTTTCTACTTGTCTTTGGTTCATACCACCAGCAGGTTCGCCTGCTTCTTTAAGTGCCAATAAATGACCAGTCATTGCTAATATTTGTTCGGTAGGTCGTGCGAGACCTGCTACTGCTAAACTTCTATTTACGTCTACAACATTAAGATTGCCTGCTGCTTCTGCTCGCTGTAATAGTCCTAATTCGTCTATTGATAAACTATCACGTTCCCAATCTGCTTGTGATTTAATAAGTAATTTGTGAAGACGTTTTACAAATGGGTTAGGGTTTCTACCAGCATTAAATTCGTCCATTGCTTGCCCAATCAATCGTTCTTTTTCACTATTTCCTAAATGAGTAGCAACACTTTCCAAAAGTGCTTGATTAGCACTGTCTGCTAAACCAAACTCAACACCTGCATTAGTATTTTGTTTTTCTTTAAGACGCTGTAAATAATCGTAAAATACTTTGGCAGGAATACCACGACCCTTAAAATCAGTTAAAATGAATGACTTATATTTTAAAAAGAAATCAACGTCGTCTCCATTAAAAAGTTTAACACAATCCGCCGCCTCAATTTGGTTCATAAAATCCGCACCAGAAAGGGTGTCCCTAACTAACTGCTTCATACCCTCTGTCCCAGCATATTTATCAGTTGTCGTCCTTTTGTCTGTCGCTTGATTGGGAGAAGCACCAGTTTCTTTATAAATCTGGTTTGCATTAAAGTTCTTCTGGTTGTTGCTCGCTTCCAGTGCCAAGTTCGCCATATACTGGTTTCTCACATTCGTTTTTTGCTTCTCCGTTTTGCGATAGTTGGGGTTCATTCTCTATATTAGTAGGCGAGAAAATCATTTCTGTTTTTTCAACAATTTCCATTTTAAATCCTTGGTCTGGTTGAAAAGCAGGCGTATCCTTATCTAATTCGTATTGCTCGTTTGTCATAAGTAGTGTTTTTGTAGTAGAAAGACCAGAAACTTGAAGAACAGAGGGGTCAAAGTTTTCGTTCATTACTTCCTCATTGATTATGGTTTGAAAGTCTCGTGTAAGAGTTGTCTCCCAGTCTTCTCCTAAACTGTTTACATATTCGTTTAACATGCGATTATATTTTGTTTTTGAAGGACAATCCCTAAATTTAGTAAGAGGGTGAAGTCCGCATTTATGAGCGGTAATTACACCCAATTTTAAAGCAGTGTCGCCCTGAAAGTCAGCAGTAGAAAACTTAGTCATATACATTAAGTTAGTATATTCCTTTATATAATTATAACGAATTAGAGTATTGATTTCAATCGTCTTCTTCACCAAAATCGGCAGGGTTTAATTCTTCTAAAAACCCTTTACGGAACTTGCTTGTGCCTTTCTCTGCTTCTAAATCCAAAAATAGTGGTGAAAACTTCTCATCTGTTGCATATTGATACATATTAATTAATTGTTCTTTGGAGCAACCAAGACCAAAATTGCGAAGAATGTCTTTGACTTCTCTCACTCCTCCTAATTTTAAGAAAATCATATAACTACAATTTTTACGAATAAGAGCAGGAATATCAAAGTAAGACTGTGATAGGTAAGCAATAGAACAGTTTAATTTACGACAGCGGATATAGTAATTGATAATGGGTGTTTGGTCTTTATCAAGTAGCAAGTCGTCACATACCACAAGTGTATTCTCTTTTTTATCCATTTTATCTAAAATGGGGAGAGAAGACATGCCCTCTTTAATCACAATATCACTACAAAGTTTATGTAAATAATTGTATAGAGGTTCGTCTTTGTTACGAGTAATGATATAAATATTTTTAAATGTTCCAGTTCCCTCACTAAATTTTTTAATAAGGTTTAATACAAAGTTAGTCTTTCCTGACCCAGACGGTGCAGAAATACAGCACCGAAACGGTATTTTCATTTTGTGCTTATCAAAATTAGGGTTCTCGGCATTATCAAGCATGTGTTTAGGGACTTCTTCATAAAAATTAATAACGTCTGCCATTTATATAAAAGAGGAGAAATTAATACAATTTATTCTAACTAATATATAAATGACTTCTTATACAGCACCAGCAAACTTTAATCCAATCTTTGACCCAAAGAAGTTTATAGAAATACCGACAGCAAATATAGATAGTGATATAAACACAGACGCTATACAAACTCAAATTTATAATATGAATGCCGAAGCAGCAGAAGAAAACGCTGTATTTCAAAGTTGGAGCACGTATTACGATACAAATGTGCCTATAACTGGACTTGCTTCTGGTATTAGTAATAACATTTATAGTATAACACCAAAAACAATTGGAGTTTATTTTAATACTGCTACTGTCAATTTTACTATTCCTGCTGGTGTTGCTTGGACAAGAATGGAATTGTGGTGTCAATGTGTCCCATATGCGTCTCAATATACTAATGGAACTTTTTCACAATGTAGAGTATTTTATAATACCAAAGACGCTACTAACGGAACTATTACTACATTTACTATGAATATAGAGTTTTATCTTAATTGTGTTTCTCTTCCAACAACTCTTCAATATTCTACGCAATTATACTCTACTACTCCTACAACATATTCGGTATATGTTGTTAATAATTCGCCAGCAGCATATCAATATGCCGTATCAAATACAAATGTTAATTTCACACAAGGTATAAATCCCTATTTAAAATAATCCCATTTATATATAAATGGCGGCAAGGCAAGCACCAAAAGATTTCAATCCTATATTTGACCCAACAAAATTTATAGAATTACAAACAATATCGGCAACTATAAATATAGACCAAATTACAAGTCAATTAGCAATATTACAGGAAGATTTAGACGCATTCGCTCTATTTTTACAGTATTATTGTGTTGTTAATTTGTCTGTATTAAAACCTGCTACTCAGGCAACTAAAATTAACTCTGGAAGTCCTACTATAATTTTTACTTCAAATACAGCAGCAGCAACAAGAGAAGGAGGGTTGTATTTTTGGTCTGTTGGTGTATATCCTCAATGTGCCGCAGGAATTAGAAAAGCAATAATGTATCTTGCTATTGACGGAATAGCACAACAATATATAGTATGGAATGACCCATATTACAGTTATGATAATACAGGTGGTCTTTCATTAAATCAATATACAGCAATTCCTCTTTTAGGAACTTTTTCTTTTTACATTCCACTTGGTTCTACTGCGGTCTGTTTTATATGGTTACAAGTATGGACCAGCGACGGAAGCGTTTATACAGTTGGTCCGCCTGGTAATGCGAATTCATTTATAGGGTCAAGTTTTGCAGAGTTTAGAGTTGGCAATGGATTATAATTTTATACATATATATAAATGGCAAATTACCAACCACCAACTGAATTTAATCCTATATTTGACCCAACAAAATTTGAAAGTATATCGTTGGCGGCACAGGGAGGAACAGACGCAGAATTAGAACAAGAAGTTCAAGACTTAACTACTGTTGTAAATAATATTGCGACGTATATAGATAATATAGGTCCAGTCGTATTTGTTCCCAGCACTTTTTGGGACACTAATTGTAGAGCATTGGTAAGTGGATTAGCAAATACTTTTACATTTACTGGTTTTGTTTCTGGCGGCACTTATTATGTTGATTTTCAACTAGGGTTTATGTCTGCTGGTTTTAATAATACGGCAGAATGGTTGTATGGATTTAATCCTTCTTTGTTTAATGGTGCTAATTTTTGGACTATAAACGGAGGTTCAGGAACAACTGCTGCTAATTTTGTTGCTGGTAATTTTGTTACTCAACCATATACCGCTGGTGGTTTAGCGGCAGCGTGTTTTATGTCGGCACATTGTTCGTGTTTTGTTGTAGCACCCACTGACGGCACTATAAGTTTAACTGTCAATCTTACAACTGTAAATAAAGCAGGAACAGTAGTTAATGGAACATATAGTATAAATTCTAATCCAGCAAACTCACCTGGAAGTGCTTTCATAAGTCCTTATTTAAGTCTATCTACAAATAGTTGTAAGTTTGTAAGAGTTCATTAAAATAAATTAATTTTCTATCCATACTATAAATGGCAGTATATCCTCCACCATTAATACAAAGCGACATATTCAACTCCGCATTGTTTTCAACTTCAACGACCGCCATAGTTAGTGGAGGAGTAGTACCAACGCCACCTACAACTGAATATGTAGATTTCCCTGAACCACAAGGTGAATTAACTTTTTTAGACGGAACTGGGGTAAGGACTACTATTAGTGCTTCTACATTAACTCTTTCTCAAAATATAGGAATAACGGCAGACGGTGTAGGGTTTAACGCAGTTGGTATTGCGTATCAACCACCAGCAGGAGACCCAGTTGCAATTACATGGGATAATTTAGCAACAAAGGTGGAAGCAATTGGGGCAATCACACAAGCAAGCGACGCAACAACTATTAATGTAAATAATGCTATACAAATTCAAAATGGAGAGACAATATCTACTCCAACTCAGTATATTACTATTAGTGCTGATAATAGTGGCAATCGTATTAGTTTAGACGGAAGTTATGGAGAAGTAGGACAGGTATTACTAAGTGGAGGCGAGAATGGCAGTCTATCTTGGGGTGCTGGCGGAGGAGGTAGTCAATCTTTACAGGAAGTGTTAGACGTAAGCAATGTAGCAGTTGATACAAGTATTATAAGTCAAACCGCAGATACATTTTTTACTACAACAATATCCGCTATTAGTACAAATATAGCAGATAAAACATTGGGTAATTATGATTTTACGTCAAATAATATAAATAGTTTAAGTAATACTATTTCTCATACAAAAGCAAGTGGGTTTTTTCTATATGAAGAATATTCAAACGTCCAATTAGATAAATCAATAACACTACAATATCAAGACGGATTTGTAGGTGCTCCTCCAAATGTTCCAAATGTAGTAGCAAAGTGTGAAATATTAACTGATAGTATTAGTATAAGTAATTATACTGATAATGTAATAACAGCAACTTCTTCTCTATCTACTGCTGGATTAACTATGTCAGTTCCAGACCCATTAGACCCATTGAATACTGTATTTGTAGTAGGTTTGGAACAAAACACTTTATCATATAGGGACGCAAATAATACGGCAAATCAATCAGGAATGAGTAGTGGCGGATTTAATGTTTATGTAGAAAATCCATTAGACCCAGGACAACCATTTACTGCGATAAGTATAGACCCTAATGGTTTTACTACGACTAATCCAGACAACCAAACAGAAGGTAGTGGTATAACTCCGCAGGGAGTTTCAGTAGAGATTACTGATACTGGAAATGGTGATAATTTTCAAACAACAATGTCAAGTGGTGGTGTGTTTATAACATTACAAAATAACGATTTACCAGAAAATCCAGCACCAGCAAATTTAATAGATATTTCCACTATTAGTATTAAAGAAGACCAAAATGACGCAAATAATTCTAAAACAACCGTATTAGGTCAGCACAATTTAAATTTCCAGCAAATGTATCTTGGAGAAAGCAAAGATTTACTACAAATGGAAACTAACTCACTTAAAATGTATGATATAACAACTCAAACTGAATTAGTCAATTTACAAAACTTAAACGATTTAAACGGTCAATTAACTCTTTTTAGCACTGAAAATACAAATCAAATATCATTGACTAATAACTCATTAGTATTTAGTGCTGGTAATAGTAATAATTGGAGTATAACTCAATCAACAGATACTGCTAATAATTTAACTATATCTCAAACTGGAACTGCTGGTTATATGGATTTAGATTTTTATGAGTTGCTTATACGAGGTGGTGCTGGAAATGCTGGTCAAGTTCTTACAAGCGGTGGCACAAATGGTGCTTTTACTTGGGAAACACCAGGCGGAGGGTGGGTCGGCACAGCAGAAAGCAATTTAGATATGGGAGTATATGACATTACTTCCAGCAGTGGAACACTAAATCTTAACGCAACTGATATTGAGATTACAGGACAAGCAAACTTTGTATCACCTCCTCATATTCCAGAACCAATTTTAGGTAATGACGCTGCCTCAAAAGGTTATGTAGATAGTCTTGTAGGTCAATACAGCGGAGGATTTAATTTATTTTTAAATTATAGCGAAACAAGTTCGTTTGACCCAGCATACGAAGTATTATCTCAATTAGTAAGCAGTGCCGTTCAACAAACAGTAGATACAAATATAACAGACGCAAATCCAGAATTAATTACTCAATTTCTTACTGAACCAATAGGTATTACTACATTACCACAAGGTATATGGGACTTGCTTTTATATGCTTCCGTAGATACAACACAAGACAGCACAACAACATATTTTGAATTAGGGAAAATGGACGAAAACGGTGGTGTTGGGACAATAGGAACAAGCGGTATTTCACCAGATATAAACGCCAGTTCTAATAACAATCCAACAACATATTCTATGAGTTTAACTGTCCCATATCCAGTATCACTTAATTTAACAGATAGATTATTTATAAGAGTATATGGTCAAACAACACATAATAATACAGTAGTGTTAAGGTCATTTTATGAAGGCAATTACTATTCATTTCTCCAAACTCCACTCAATTCTGGAACAACACTTTTATCAAGCAATAACAACTGGACTGGAACAAATGATTTTGCAATCAATCCAACCACACCGTCAAAAACAACACCAGCAAATACCGATATAATCAATTACGCAGATATACAAAGATTAAGCACTCCAATCGTAAGCACATTAGATTATTATATCATAACAACAAGTCCATATTTTCAATATCCACCAGCACCTCCTACAAGTGCTTTAATAACTACTTATCAATATTACGGTTGGTATTTTATCAATTCAGTTGTAGCAAGAAAAATAGATTGGTATTTTGCCCCTGATTACAATATGACCGTAGCAGACGTAAAAGGATTGTATATGAACTATTTAAACATAACCACTACAAGCAATGATAATTTACCATTCATTAGTATTTATACTAAACCAACTGGAACAAATGATTATGCCCCAGGATTTTATCATTCAGTAAATACTTTTGTCCCAACTTTTACACCCATAGCAGGAACTCCATATTGTTCTTTTATGAATATTAGCGGAACACAACAAGACCCATTTCCATACGGACACATATTAGGGTCAATGGCACAAAGCACAATAAATAATCCAAGAGGTCAGTATTTACCCACAGAGCAAGTATTAGCAGTAACAGTAGGGTCAAATAGTGGGTCGTCAGTCAATCAAGTTGCTTTTATTATGAGTAAGGTAGGTATATGTTTGGAACAAGGCAATCAAGAGTTGATATTGAACCCACAAAACATAAATGAACAACCAACACTATCTACTGTATTAGCATTAGGAAGTGCCGCAGGTAATCAAAGTATTACTGGTGTAAATAATTTGGCAGCAACTTCTTTAACAACTCCAACTCTTGCGAATGGAGCAGCAACTTTGACAATAGGCACAGTAGGTCAAATCACAAATGTATTGGGAACACTACAAAATAACGGCACAGCATTACCAGCATATATATCTGCTGCTGGTGTAGCAAGTGGTTCAATAGATATGAGTGCAAACAATATAACAAATTGTCCTCGGTTAGATAGTGCGTCCGCATTAGCATTAGGCGGAACTACTGCTCTTGGTGTATCAGTTGGACGATTAACTCAAACAACAAATTTAGTAGGAAATGTTCAGTTAAACGGTTCAAGTGGTTCAAGCGGACAAGTATTAACCAGCACAGGAGCAACAACCGCACCAGCATTTTCAGCATTACCAACACCATATATTTCAGCAAGTGGTGTAGCAAGTGGAGCAATAGATATGAGTGCAAACAATATAACAAATTGTCCTCGGTTAGATAGTGCGTCGGCATTAGCATTGGGAAGCACAACTGCTCTTGGTGTAAATGTTGGACGGTCAGCACAGACAACCGATTTGTTAGGAAATGTTAGAGTAAATGGTTCAAGCGGAACAAGCGGACAAGCATTAATAAGCACAGGAGCAACAACTGCTCCAACTTGGCAAGCAATTCCGTCAGGAAATATCACATATTATCAATCTTTCGCAACGGAAGCAGTGTCAATAGGCGGAACAAATAATATTGGTTTGCCTCTAACTTTTAATGTTCCAACCTCAACCGCAACTTATTTATTTACTTGTTCTACTTCGGTTGGTCCAAACGGTTCAAGTGGAGCAGGTGCTGTACTTTTATTTACATTTACTTATCAAGTAGGAGGTGGGTCTCAAACAACAGCGTCAAGGAATGTTATTAGTAATAATGCATATACTACCGCATTGACCTCTGCTACGTCAATCACACAACAAGTAGTTCCACCAACTGGTGGAACTAATACTTCTGTCTCATTTCAGTATATATATAGACCTGGTGCTGGAACTGGATTTGCTGTTGGAAGTTATACATTTGGAATTTCTGTAACTGTCTCAGGGGCAGGAACTCCTCTCACCAGAAGCGGAACAATTACTGCTACACAATTGGTCGGTTAATCACCGAATGTGACTTCATTATCAGGTGGTATTTGTAGCGGTGAAAGAGTAGGTTGTCGCTTCATAGTCAATCGTGGAGACCGTTTAATTTTTTCAAGTAAAGTATCCATTTTATCTCTCTCCTCATCTGCTTTAATCAAAGAACTTTTTTGTAGCATAACTATAAATGTATCGTATGATTTATTCAAGAAGTCCAATTGGTCTGTTTTACGTAATTCCGTTGGTAAAGCAAGTGTTTTTTGTATATCAAGGGAAAGCAAGTGAAACTCCTTTGAAATATCCAATTCATTCGTTGTATTGGTAGAAATATTCAAGTAAAGTTTAATAGACGAAAGAATAGCAACAACCATTGAAACAGCACAACTAACTAAGGAAATAACAGATTGCTCTAAAAAATCTTTTGTGCCCACACCAAAAGACGCTGATAAGACTGACAGAATTATAATTGGTATATCAAACAGATTTGATATAGATTTATAATAGAAGAATTTGTTTGTATGTTTTACAGACAATTTAGCACTTTTTAACCGAATACCTTCAAGAAACTCTATAAGTTGCACGTCCCAATCGTCTAAAATTATATTCATATAATATATTGTTATATATTATATAATGCCACCAAAAAACGAACCATTGGATAAAAAACTTTATGAGAAAGTAAAAAAAATGGCAGACGATAAATATGAGAAACCCTCTGCTTACAAGAGCGGTTGGATTGTCAAAAAGTATAAGGAACTTGGCGGCACTTATTCTGGTGTAAAAACAACAGAAGGTCTTACCCAATGGTATAAAGAGGACTGGGACGACGTAGGCGATAAGGATTATCCAGTGTATCGCCCAACAAAGCGTGTGTCAAAAAAGACACCTCTTACATCAAGCGAAATAGACCCAACAAATCTAAAAAAGCAGATTGCTCTAAAACAAGTAATCAAAGGCAAAAAGAACTTGCCTCCGTTTGAAAGTCGTTAGAGTTAAAATACTTAAAATATCATATAAATATAATATGTATACTATACTGCCGAGGGTTCATAAGAATGCAAAAGAATTAGGTGTCTCGGTTCATGGGAGCGACAATCCTAAATACAAGATAGAAGTATATGATAATGACGGAGTGTTTATGTTTTATGGAGGGGCAGCAGGATATAAGGACTATCCAACATACCTACACGAAGACGGCAAGGAATTTGCTGACAGACGCAAAAAGGCGTATGAAAGCAGGCACAAGAAAGAAATAGCGAAACCTCAATCTCGTGGTTGGTTCATTTATAAATTACTATGGACTTAATTAGTTTATTCAATTAAATATATTTTAGAGAGATAATATAGTATGCTTACAGACGACCAAATATGGGAATTGGCAGATAGAATGAATGTTCCACTTACATTTTGTAATTTCAAGGATAAACTCAAAAACAAGAAATTGAAATATAATAAGTCATATATCGTGAATATGGAAGACAGCGTAAGCAAGGACGGAAAAATGAACGCAGGTTCGCACTATGTATGCTTTCAAATAAATCAGTATCCAAATGGAAAAAAAGAAAGCATATATTTTGATAGTTTTGGAATGCCACAACCAGACACATTAACGGAATACGTAGGGGGTATAATGCCGCACAACGATAAGGATATTCAGTCTTTAATGAACTCGGCGTGTGGTTGGTATTGTTTGGCATTCCTGCATTATATAAACTCTTCACCTGACAGAACAGGTCATTTATATACAGACGCAAAAAGATTTATCAATATGTTTGACGATTTAGAAAAGGAACATAACCACCTCAAAAATGAGTTTGTATTGAAACACTTTTTTAGGTCAGCAGACCCAAAGTTGCGAAAACCAATAGAGGTAGGTGGTAAACTTGTATCACCAGAAGATATTACAGACCAAGACGACGATAATAAGAAGCACCTATAAATAATAAATATATAAAACATAAGGACTAATAGTGTAATGGTAATCACTCTGCTCTTTGAAAGCAGCAATCCTGGTTCAATTCCAGGTTAGTCCTATTCGCATACACATTCATGATATTCCCAATTAAATTCTATTGTTCCGTCTGGGTGCAGTCCGCTTGCTGTAAACATAGGTATATCCATTGTTGGGTTTTTGAAAAACTTGGTAAATATAGTCATATAGTGTTTTAATATAGTATATAAATCAGCGTCTCTTTCAACCGCCCATTTATATAACTCCTCATTTATATCCCCTGCCTTAACCGCTTTAAGATATGCTTCGTCGCACGAGTGAAAATATTGTAAAATATATGGCATAGCATATAAA